CGAAATACTGCTAATTCCCATCCACTTCTGTAATGTGGTGTTCTTTTACCTAAGTATTTATCTGGGTTAGTTGGTACGAATTTTCCGTTTTGAAATTTAGGCATATTGCTGCACCTAAATTAGGCCAGCAAGGTCATCTGGTAAAACCGCATCGTCTGGAACTATATTGATTTCTGATTCTGGAACTTGTGCTATATATCGTTTACCATTTGGTAAGGTAACAATTTGATTAACACCAATTTGAAATTCAGTGTCTCCTGCTTCTACTCCACCTGCAACAATTTCTTTTGCTCTTGATAGTCTACTTTTCATATCGCCAGTGATGCCTTGAGCAGTACCTCTAAAACTCGAAGTACTTGTAGAAGTACTCGTGGGAGTACTTGTAACTGTTTCAACAACTTTGTCTATTGGAACAACTTCTGCTTTATTTGATGTTACATCTACATCTTCTGTTGTATATTTTGCAGATGTATCATTAAACTGTTGTACTTGCTCACCTAGTGTAGTAGGTGCTGGATTAAATAGAACATTGTTTGGATCGTCTGGTGTCATATCACTAAGTATTCTAAAGCCTTCATATCCAAATGTAATTCTATACTGACTGGGTCCACTATCTGAATAGTCTAATGTTTCAGCATCGATGTTTTGTATAAACGGATTAAATATTTCTATTGTTTGGGCTAAAGTAGCCGTATCAACTCGTGATATAATCATTTGTGTTATGTAATGGTTGTCTGTTGTTGCTTTCAAACCAAACTGATTGTTTACTTCTTTTGTTTTCCATTCTTCATAACTAGCTTCATTCATTGGTCCAGTTATATAGTGTTTAGCATAATTCTTTAAGAATGTTTCAAATTCAGCATCTTTATTATCGTATGCTGTAAGTGTTATAGGAGTATAGTCTATTCCTGTTTGAATTATGCTTTTACTATTATATTTATTAAGTGTTTGTGTTCTATATGTAAAAGTTGGTAACTGAACATTTGCAATGCGTGTAAGGTCAACTGAACCGCCTAGTGTGACTAACTTAACTGTAAAGGAAAATTTATTCCTAGGTATAGCAGTTAACTCACCTTTTACTAGGCCTTGTCTATAGTTTACATACGCCTTATCACCTAATGCCATCTGATGTGTCCTTTACTAGCAATTAACTTGAAGTTAATTATGCGCCGGATCCACCATCAGTTGCTCCACTGCCTAATAGACCTGGACCTTCACCTGATAATACATCATCACCTTTTATTACGTGTGCAGCATGATCATAACGTATTGTTAGTGTAACTTGAACCATATTTGAATCTGCATAGTTTAAGTCGCCATACTGTACTTGACTAACAAAACAACCTTCTAATTGCCATTCATCAAATGTAGTTGGTTTAACTGCGCCGTTCTGTCCATCTAGTGTTTCAATTTTTACACTAAATTTATATGATCCACCTGCAGTTGCACTTGCCTGATCTGCATGATCAACTTGATTGTTCATTTGAAATCCAAGTTGTTTAATAACATTTGAATTCATGTCATCACGGAACACAATTGTTACTGGTTCCCATGTATGCTTACCTGCTAGGTACATTTTTGAGTTGTATGAATCAACTATTACTTCTTCATGTGTTAAATTTGGTCTTGATGCACTAATGACGTTCTGTGTCATTTCAGATTTTTGTTTGCCGTCACCCATATTAGTGAATGACACTCTAAATCTATATTGTAACTTAGGCATTAAAGTTGTGCCTGCTGCGGAGTCTGTTGGTACTCCAAAATTTGTAATTACAGCCATTTGTTTTCTCCTATAATACTATACTGTAGTATTTCTCTTATATTGTATTTATCAAAACATTGATTAAAAATCACAATATTTAAAATTTGTCATATTAAAGGCTACTATATTTCTATAGTAGCCCTTATTTTTAGTTAAATTAAACTTTTAACTTAAATTTCGCCAGTATTTACGATTCTAATTGGAATATAAATAAATTCTGCTGATTTTGTAGGCTCAATTGCTACATCAACATAAAATTCATTTGCATCAATTCTTGCTGGTGTGTTGTTTGTTGTATCACAAACTACTGCAAAGTCATAAACACCACGTTGTGCCATAATGTTTGCTAAGAAACCAGTAAATGTTGCTTTAGCATTTGTACGAGTATCTTCGTCATTTGGCTCAAACAAGTAAGGTCTTGCTATTACGGCAAAACGTTCTCTAAGATAAGCTGTAAGTCTTGCAACGTTAACTCTATCTAATGCTGATGCACTTGGATGCATTGATTTTTGTCCAAATACTACAACACCCTCTGTAGGGAATTTTGCAATTGGATTCATCTTCTGCTCATACATTGCATCTCTAGAACCTTGTGTTAGTGCTAATGGTGTAAACTCATCTTCTGAGTTTAAGTAACCAACGTTAGTTGCGTTTTGTACTTGTCCACGTGTTAAACCTGCTGGTGCAAACCATTGGAAGCTCACGTTATCACTATATGCAAATGTATATAATGCAATGTGTGATGCTGGAGCAACAACGTTATCACCTGTTGAAGGGTTAGTTGTGTATGCATGTGGATAATAAACTGCACTGTATGTATTTGAAGTCACTAATCCATCTTCGCCATTTTCTGCTGCACTTGTGCCTTGTTTCCAAGCAATTGCTTCAGTTTGATTTAAACGGAATGGAGCGTCAACAATAACAAATGCTGTTTCGTCTCTATCACTATTTAATGTTACCATTTCATCATACAACTCAGTGTAACCTGGAGCTGCAATTAAACGAAACGCTACTGTATCTTCACGTAGTTCTGATTTACCTGCTGCTGACTGCATAGCTGTTGTAACAACTTTACGCTGAGCAAGTCTACCAAACGAGCCTTTACCAGTTGCCTGGTTAGATGCTTTATTACGCCATTTCCAAGTTGTAGTTAATGTTGCATCATATTCTCTAACAGTATTACCTGAGCGACACATATTAATACCAGTCATTCCAACTGGGTAAACTAGTGGATTTGGAGAGCCTGCTAGTAGTGTTGCTTCAAAGACGCCTGCTGCTGTATCATTAGCAGTAATGTCGCCAAATTCTACGCCTGCACTTGTGCTTTGGTCTGTAGCATCTTTGGCTACCCATGCTGAACCGTTGTGTCTGTAAATTACAGGATAACCGCTTGCATCTGTATCAATCCAATAGTCGCCATCTGCTAATGCGTTGCCGCCTTTATCTGTAGTTGGTGCTGCTGTTCCATATTGTACGTCTGTTGCTCTTTTCCATTTTTGAACACCACTGTCTACTGCTACTTCGTAAACTGCTAATTCGTTTAAATCACCGTCGAACCAAAGTGTACCAGTTGCTGGATTACCAGTTGGTGCAGTTGTACCTGCAGATACTGGGTATGAACCTGAAGATCCAATACTATTCCATGCAGCGCCATCATAACGTTTTAAAAGTAAGGCGCCTGTTGCTGCTGAATGATCGTACCATAAGTCGCCTTCTACTAATGTACGAGCAACTGCTGATGAACCATCGTGGAATATGTCGTTTGTAGTTCCGTCTGGAGCATTATCGTCTGCATACAATACTGCTTTAGATGTAAACACACCTGAAGCATTTGTATATAAACTTGGTGAAAGTTTTAATCCACCTTTTGATGTTGTTTTAATCCATACATCGCCTGCAGTGTTTGAAGATGGTGCTGAATAATGTGGAGCAAATGTTACGTCATCTGCAAATCCAGAATCCAATGCATCCCAACTACCGCCAACACCTTTGTAATATACAAATGATGTTGCTGATGTATCGTTTACAACTTCAACAAGATAGTCACCGTTGACTACTGTTGCTGTTGCTGCCGCTGCTGTAGAAACAACTTCTACAGTTGGTGTTTTTTCTGCCCATGATGAGCCGTCCCATTCAAATATTCCCCAACTAGCACCTGTTGGATTAACCCAATAAGTGTTATTTGCTGCAACACCTGTTGGTGCTGATGAACTTGGTCTAAGTTCAGTTAGATTAACATCAGCACGTACAATATACGCTGCTGAGCTTTGACCTAAAAATGAGTATGCTGCTAAAAGTCCATATTCGTTAGTTTCATCACCTTGCTGAACTGTACCGCTTACTTTATGGAAATCAATGTTTCCGAAGTATTGTGTAAGTTCTCTTTGTGAAGTAACTAGAATAGGTTTGTTTGATTGTGCAGACTTTGTGTATTTTGCAATGCCATCTGTTTCAGTTAGGGTAGGATCTGCCTTATCCTCACCAGTAGCAATGAATAACATAGGAACAGTTCCGGCTCCTGCTGGGCCGTATACTGATTCGTCTGTTACTGAAACCTGTACACCAGGTGAAGTAAGATTTGCCATGTTATAGCTCCTTTTCTATTATAGACTAATGCCTAAATTTACTATACATGTATTTATTTGATTTTGCTTAAATCAGGGGTTTACAGAGTTAACTTAGTTGTTATCAGAGGCTATATTTATCAAAAGTTGATCAAAACTTTCACAAATGTGCCTTGGAAAGTCGTTACCCCATAATCCATGAATAATCATATGGATTCGATTTTCTGTGCCTTTGTTGTGTACTGCATGCAATCTACCAATATCAATAGCACGAGCATCGCCTGGTTGCCATGGAATGAGTCCCGACTCTTCTAATGCAAACTCTACTCCTGGTGGATTACTTAATGCTACATTGAATGCCGCTAGGGCTCTAGTATCATAATCATTATGAGGTTGTATATATCCACCCGGTTCCAGTAGCATATATCTAACTCTATTGTACTTCTTAAACGGCCAAACATTTTTTAACCATTCAACTGTCACTGGACACTGATCGGCAATTTCTGTCCAGCCCACAGGTGGACTATTTTCTTCTGTATCTATTCCTTCGTCGATGTACCAATGGGGTGGTTGTGTTCTTTCTGCTGATTGTCCATGTATAGTAATACTACTCCAGCCTGGATTCCAGTTTCCTCTATGTTTTACATATCTACCCAAAAGCGATTCTGCTTCTTTAGCCATAGCTTCATGTGGGACTGGAATATTCATTACTAAACTTGGACAATTACTTTCTTTTGCAATCCATTTTGCATAGTCCTGCATCAATCCATTATCCTGTTGCCACCCTTTAAACATATCGCCTGGATTTTTTACATCCCAATAATGTGAATGTTCTTTACATTTATTTAAAAAATTTTCTAATTCTATTTCGTTTTGTTCCATTTTAGTAATTTTCCTACTGCATGATCGGGGAGACTAGCAAAGTCATCTGTGCTCCAGTTGTCTACCCATTTTAATCTATCTCTGCTGCCACTTGGACAAGCTGAACAAATCAATATATTATTGTTAATTGATACTTGTTTAAAATGATCCAATAATTCATTATGCAATTGCCAACGTTGTTGCAAACTATAATAAAACGAGGTAGGCATATAATGAAATATATTACTTAGATGTACATATGATACAAAGTCATCATGTTTAACCGAATTAGCAAATCTTTTCATTTTATGTGGATCCATAATATTCATGTGATGATATATTACTTCACATGTTGGTAAAACTTCTTCTATCCATTTTTTAAATCCTCGATCATTTAACTTATCTATTGTTTCTTCACTGTCTTTTAACTGAGCTGCTCCCCTAAATATATCTCGTCTTCTATTCATATCCGGAGCGTTGTCTTTCATTATCTTTTCTGCAAATTCTCTATAGTTAGTACCGTCCCAATTTTCTATTATTTGTTGAGTAATTGTTATAGCAAATTTACTTATATCGTATACAAATATTTTACTATCCTTGGGCATGTCTAACATAAACGCATATATTAATGGACTTAATCCTGCAGCCGGAACCATTAGTTTTCTAATTTCTCCATTCCATTCTGGATAATGCTGTTTCCTTCTATCAAACCAAGGTTTGTAATTTGGCAATGTTTCGGTATTGGCAATAAAAAATATATCTATACCCAATTGTTCTAAGATACCATTCATGTGTCTAGGTCCATCGTATTCAACTTCTGGATATGTATAATGCTTTGCTTCTCTTATTCCCTCATTCCAAGATATAATTTGTTGTCCATCTTCCATAAGAGCATTTACTAAACTCCAACCACCTTGTTTTCCTGTATAAGTTTTTGATACGTTACTTGGTTTAATCCAATGTGGAGTATATTGGTCATGCCAATTTTCTTCACTACGTATTGGTTCTATTGCATTGTAAGGCTCTACATTATATTCGTAGTTTCCCCATTCAGGTTTACCTACACTAGCCCACCAATTTAAATCAATAAGAAATGCCTGAGGATGTATTGTATAATAATTATCTTGTTGATCTAATATATGCCCTACAAATTTAGCATCTGGATTATCATCGTAAAACTTTACAAACTCATCCTGGAAATTCCACAGTGGAATTGTACCTTGCTTAAAAACTAACATCTTAGAAAATCCTGCTTTATGGGCTTTCTCAAATAAAGATCCTATATGATCGTCAGCAAATTGTTGTCTTAAAAAGGTTGCCATTTCAACTGACCAATAGTCAGTTAAATTTTTTGTGTATCCTTTAGCAAAGTCGTTTTTAATATGGTTGTTATATATCCAACCTAGTGTGAGTTCTTTTGATTGGTTTTTGGAGTGCCACCATTCCGTGTTAAACATAATATAATTCCTTAAAGTAATTAATTATATTTATCCAATGATCTTTTGTAATGTTTGTTGTTTAAATTCTTCTAGAGTAGAAGTATTATGAAGTTCTAAATCAAACTCCCATCCTGCCCAACTCCATTCACTTTTATGTACGTCTGGATATCTACCTGTCATACCATCAACTAAATGAGGAGCATTTCCTGAAGCAGTTGCTATATTAAGAGTAGAAGCATTATTCCACCATATTGGTTTGTTGTGTCTCCAAACAACAGTAGTTGTTCCGCCTAAACGTTTAATAGCACTTAGTTCGTTGAAAAATCTACAATCACTAATAACAACATTTGTTTCTGCCATAGCAACCTGACGTTCACATGCAGCAACCCATATGTCCGGATGAAAGTGAGTTCTTAGTACATCTGTTCCTACTTGTTGAAGTGCAAGTCTAGGAGTAAAATTTGGTATATCTAATCTAGCAGACCACCACTCATCTGGTGTTTCTCTCCACTCTCTACTTTCGTTTGTAGATCCTTCTAATAATTCTCTATCCCATCCAAACACGTTAGCACAAGCGTCTTTTAAAACACCTGCAAAACTAATTCTATGGAATCCTTCTTCTATTAAAAAGCCAGCAGCAGTGTCTTTGCCATGACCTATTAATCCGCATATACCTATAATTTTCTTCATATATGTATTATACTAAACTATTGTTTAATTGTCAAGTTATCTTTTATTTTTTGATTGCATTTTTTACATCTACAATGATCACAAATTTTAATTTGTCTATATTCGCCACCATCGCATGCATAGTCTTTTACTTCTGCATACCTGGCTGTTCCACAATGAGAACCCCATCCGCAATTTTGACAATAAGCGCCGTTTGTATCATGAATTGTGTTTAAGTGCATTTAGCCGATTACAAATCCGAGCCCAGTACTTCCATCACTGTATAATGTTAGTTCCATCTCTAATTTATCAATCTCACCTTGAGCGTCTGTTCTCAATTGGTCTGCGTTCATTGTAGTACCACCCTGTGGTCCTGCAATCTGTGTAAACTTACCACGAGCTTCAGCTAGAATTAGTTTAGCATGAGCAAATGCGTAATCCTTTATCCAAGGACCTGCATAAGTATCTTCAAGTAAACTTTCAGTTGGTCTGTAGTTATAGCAATGCAGTACTGCATTGTCATCTGCTTTAATTTTTCTTTGTAGGATTAATTTTTTATCTTGTGGGCGCCAAGTAAACATTAGTTCTGCACCAAATAGTCTACCCATTGTTTCTCTGTTTTGTTGTAAGAAATCAAAACTTGATAGTCCACCATTTCTGCTACTACCTAATAAGTATGTGTTAAGGTAAGCTGCTTGAAATGGTTCAATGTCATTTCCTGTTCCACTGCTTACACCTGTTGTACGTCTGTAAATATCACGTACTTCCATTACTTCTGATGGAAGTGTATATTCACTTTGATCTTTTATTATTTCAAGAATGATAAAACTTTCTTCTACGGCATTCTCAGCTCGTTGACGATATTTTGCTAATGCCTTATCGGCGGCAAGTTCATAGTGTTCTGGATCGAGTTCAACATCGATCATTCCACCGCCTAAGCGTAGTTCTATTTCTTTTTGAAGTTTATTTATTGCTGCCATTTAAGTTCTCCTACTATGTATTTATCATAGTATCACTTATTGAAGGCGGCTAATAAGATAGTTTCTCCGTTGATTCGTCCATTTAACTTAGTTTCAGTTGTTTTTAGTGTTTCAAACAACTTTTCTGTTTTGGCTCTTGTGGCTTTTTTAATTTCTGGTAAAAACTCTTGTGGCTTACGAATTGTTCGTTGTAAACTCTTTTCTTCGTCATAACCAGTTATAGTAGTTCCTTTAACACTTAGCCCACTACCTTCTCGTTTTAGTCCCATTGGGTCTACATTGCGAGCATAGTACACTCCAACCTTGCGGTTCTTAGTGTTAAAAACCACCAGTATGCGGGCGTAAATAATATCTGCTGGTGTTATACTACCTAAACCGTATTCGGCGTCTGTTTGCTTAAATTTGAGCTTCTTAACAAGGTCTTCTGGGCTCTTTGTACGTGTCTTGCGTGGCTTACGATTTGCTTTGCTTTCTGCTTCAACAATATCGCATGCATCTGTAATCTTTCTGTATATCTCTAATGCACCTTTTTGTTGTGCAGTAGACATATGTTCGTAGCCTTCTTCTAACTGTAGACGCATATCGTCTTTGTCTTCTTTTTTAACTTTTTTAGCAAGCTCTGTAAACTCTGCAACATTGTCTTTGTATATGTTACGAATAATTCGTACATGTGCCTGCTTTGCAGTTACTCTGCGTAGCATCATATCTGGTTTAAAATCTTTTGCAAGTTTTGGATCATATCCACTAACTACCCACTGCTCTAAGAATTCTTCTATCTCATCAGTCATTTGCAATGCGGCTGCATGCAGTAGTTGTTGTATAGTTGGCTTTGGCCTATTGTTTCGTTTTGCTTCTGCTTCTGCTAAACGCTCGGCTTCTTCTACATATTCTTTGCCATCTTCAATTGCTCGTTTAACTGTTTTATGAATAAACTCACTAATCGGTGTAGGTGTGCCACTTGTGCCTGCTAAACTTTCCCAATATGCATTCCAGGCCAAATGCTGATCTGGGCAACCCATTGTAAGCATACGACAATAATATCCTGTAGTTGCATTAATGGATCCGGCTTTTGCTGCCTTAACACATTTTATATCTTTTTTATCATAACCATTAGCAAGCATCCAATCCCAAGCAAAATCAATTAAGACAGATGTTTTATAATTTCTGTAATAGTAATCAGTTGCGGCTTGTCTTGCCTGATGATACTCTTTTCCAGACCATCCGTCTGCGCCTTCCCAACTAGGATCTTTTAATTGGTTTGCACGAATTCTCTCTGATGGTCGCCGAGGTTGTTTCTTCTTTAATTTTATTCCAGCCAGTCTAGCCATTGTTATTGTCTCCGTTATATTCATCAAATAACCTGCGTTCCATGTCGTCGGCTATTTTTTGGTACTTATCAATAACAGAAGAAATCTGTCGTTTAGAGGTTAAATCTACAGTTTTAGACTGTAAATCTTTTAATTCGCTTATAAAAGATAATATTTCGAGCATTTGCGTTACTCCCTTAGGTTAATGATTTACAACAAGTTTACGCTAAAACTTTTATTTCGTCAACCTTTTTAAATCCAAAGTCAGCAACAACATGTTTTACACCGTCTCTTCCTTCAACAATATCACCAACACTAAGACTGTGCATAGGTGCTAATCGCTCAATTAATTCTTCTGGGCCCATGTTACCCACATGAAACACACCTTCAAGATCTAATGCAGTAATATTACTAACATGTGTGTAATATCCTCTGTTGAATGCATCAGCGGCAAGTCTGCCTGTATCTTCTCTACCAAGATTCATGTCTAATCTCAAAGAATTTTTATGAACTGCACTGTGACCTTCTTCGTTAATAAGATCAATTTCAGCGTCTGTTAGTCTAATTTGAAATACTTTAAATGCTTGCATGTCCATAGTTGGTTTCCTTTTTTTATTTAATATACTTATATTATAGAGCAAGATGTCTTACTTGTCAACCTTTTTAGTCAAGAAAAAACCCTTGCAGAACAAGGGTTTAAAAGTTTTTTTATTTTATTTTATTTTATTTTTCGTTGATTTGACGCTCAAATTCTCTTAAACGTTTAAATACACTCATTAATTCAATAAGTGTTGGCCACGCTCTAAAGAGGTATTGCATTGAACCTTCAACTCTACCAAATGCACGAATAATCTGTTGCATTACACCTAGTGTTACAACGCCGGCTACAATGGCTGGTGCTAAGAATACATAAGCTGATAACACATTTGCTTGTAAATATGTAATTCTACCTACATTGAAATACAAATAACGCAAATAAGACTTAAAGTGAATTGAACGAACATCTTGGAAAAGTTCATTAATAGTCTTTGGTCTCACTGTCTCATCATCTTCTGCAATAACAAGTATCTTACGATATGCTGCTTCTTTCTTCTGTAAGTCATATTCAACACCAACTAGGCGTAATACCCAACCTAGTGCAATTAAGAATAATGTACCACCTACAGACCAAACAATAGCACCTGTTACTAGTCCATACTGCCAATCACCAAAGAAGAAGATTGGAATACCAACTGATAGTCCTAATAGAATAGGAACAAACTGTACTAGAACCATAATTGATTCAATAAAACTTGTGCCTAAACCTTCCATAATTCTACTGAATTTAATTGTATCTTCTTGTACCCTTTGTGCGGCACCTTCAATAGTTCTAGCTTTGTCATATACTGAATGATACCATTCTACCATTGCTGTACGCCATCTAAATAGATAGTGAGCTGTAAAATAACTTACTACAACTGCGATACCGACATATATAGCGGCTAAGTATAAGAAACTTGCTAAACTACTCCAATACTCACCTATTGTGATTGCATTGGGTGTTGCTAGGGCTTTCTGGATCATATCATAAAACTGACCAAACCATTCGTTAATTTTAACATCAATTTCGACTTGTACCCAAAGTGATGATAAAATTATTGCTGATCCTAACCAGGACCACAATGCCCATTTCTTTTCTGTGAAAAATCTAAACATAGTCTTTTCCTTTTATAAAATGCAGATTATTAACTGCATACAGAACTATTTATCCTAAATTTGTCTTGTATAATTTAAAATCGGATAAATACATTATAACAAGGAAACCCACATGCCAAGACTCAGTTTATACAAGCCTTTTAAAGGAAACGATTATACTTTTATGGATCATAGTATCCGTGAACAGTTTGATATAGGTGGAACAGGTATACACGTACACAAATACCTAGGACCCGATCCACAAAAAGGTAATTCAGACCCAAGCGAGCCTAACTACGGCAGTGGATTAGAAATTGACAACATTACGGGTGAAGAAATTAATCCGGAAGGATTAATAGACGAAACTAACATACAAGACTTATTGTTTATGGAAAACAGAGATCGTAAATACGATCCTGATGTGTTTGAATTACGTGGTGTATATAATGTTAGTGACAATGACTTTGATTTAACACAATTTGGTTTGTTTTTAACAAATGATACACTGTTTATTAGTTTTCATATCAATGACATGGTAGAACGTATGGGGCGTAGACTTATGCCCGGTGATGTAATTGAATTACCACATTTGCGTGATGAATTATTACTTACTAACGACAGAGATGCTATTAATAAGTTTTACGTTGTACAAGATGCAGCAAGAGGAAGTGAAGGATTTTCACAAACCTGGTATCCACACATTTGGCGTGTTAAAGTAGCACCATTAACAGATACACAAGAATACGCAGATATACTTGGTACTGCTAGTGATCCAGATAGTCTTAAAAATGATGTTAGTTCTTACAAAACAGAACTTAACATTAGTAATGCTATTGTGGCTTCTGCAGAAGCAGCCAATCCAAATAACTTACCACTTGCTGATCATTTATTTGGGCAAGCAGATACTAGTACAACATATGAACATGGTGAAGTATTACAACAAGGTGATCAATTTCCTGCTCAACCAAACGAAGGTGAGTATTTTGTGAGAACAGATTTTACGCCTAACAGACTTTTTGTTAGACGTGGCAGTAAATGGCATAGACTATACGACAATGTCACTGAGCAAACCTGGAGTGATAAAACTTATAACGCTAGCCAATTTATTAACAACGATGCTACAACAATAGTTGATAATGTCGAGACACCAGAGAAGCAACCGTTGTCTCAAGTAATTAAACCAAAGAGTGATTTTGAATAATGGCACAACAATACTTTTACGATAAACAAATTAGAAGATACATTCAACAGTTTATAAGACTGTTTAGTGGATTTAGTGTACAAATGGGTAAGAACGATAACGACCTACCTGTATATCAACAAGTACCTGTACGATACGGTGATATTAGTCGTATGGCAGCACATATACAGAGAGAAAATTCAGAAAACGTTATGAATACTGTTCCATTTATTAGTTGTTATGTAACATCATTGGATATGTTTGCTGAAAGGCGCACATATCAAGATCATATTGATAAAGTTCAGATAAACGAAAGAAAATTTGATCAAACTACAGGAGAGTATACAAATGAACTAGGCAACCAATATACTGTAGAACGTTATGCACCAGTGCCGTATAAGTTAATAATGAACTGCGATATATGGACATCAAACACAGATCAGAAACTACAACTAATGGAACAAATACTAGTATTATTCAATCCTACTCTTGATATAAGAACCAATGATAGCCCGGTTGACTGGACTTCATTAAGTCATGTAGAATTAACAAATACAACATGGAGTACGAGAAGTGTAGGTTCGAGTATTGATGATATTATCGACGTTGCTACATTAACATTTGATCTTCCAATATACATTACTCCACCAGCCAAAGTAAAACAACAAAAACTTATTCATACTATTATCAACGAGTTGTATAACTTAGACGATGCTAATTTAGATAATTTTAAAGATAATTTAGCATTCAATACAGAAACTTTAAAATATACTATTGTAACATATGAAAATAAACAAGTAAAGTTTTTAAACAATACTTTACAAATATTAAATAACAAAGGTTCTAATTTAGGAGATGATGGATTAGTAATGGAATGGGATAAAGAGTTATTACCATTTGGCGTATTAAGAGATGGCATAAGTCAATTGAGACTCAGAAAAGGATCTGATGTAAATGATAATGCAAACGATATAGTGGGTAGATTAGATTCTCACCCAAGTAATCCTAACTTGCTTAATGTTACTATAGATACTGCAACATTACCGGCAAACACATTAACAGCAATTGATGGAGTAATTGATCCATCAAACAATTACCCTGGCGATGGATCTGTTCCTGTTGCAACTACTGGGCAACGTTACATTATTTTAAATGATACTCCTATAAATGCACTATGGACTAATGTAATTGCACATAAAAATGATATTATAGAATATAACGGTACTACATGGACTATTAGTTTTGATAGTTCATCAAATAACACAACACAATATATAACAAATGTATCAAGTGATGATCAGTTGGAATGGAATGGAACAGAGTGGGTTAACAGTTATGAAGGAATTTATAATCCTGGATACTGGCGAATATATTTGTAATACAGACGATCCTTGCGATGACTGTACACACTGGATAGGACATATATGATAACAGCAAGTGGATGCATCTTTTTAAGTATAGATACTGGTAGAGTAATGCTACAACAGAGAAGTGGTGAAGTTAACCATCCTAGAACATGGGGCTTTTTTGGTGGCAAGGCTGAAGGCAAAGAGCGTCCAGTAGAGACTTTATATAGAGAAATTGAAGAAGAAGTTGGTTTAGTTCCATCTATAGAAAAAGTTATTCCCATAAACAAATTTACAAGTCCTAATAAGAAGTTTATATATCACAGTTTTGTTGTTACAGTAGAAGATGAATTCATTCCTGTATTAAACAATGAGAGTGATGGATATTGTTGGGTTAAAATAGGCAACTGGCCTAGACCGTTACACCCTGGTGCTAAAATACAATTTAATTCAAAACAGTTTATTAAAAAACTTAAAACTGTACATTCACATCAAACAAAATAACTTAGCGTTTTTTCATACTAGCAACAAACTGTTCACGCAACCATTCAAAATCATTAATTTTACTTAACGCTTCTACATCGTCTTTGTGTTCAATGCCGTATGCTTTTCCTTCGTTTGCACCTTTAAGACAGTAGCGTCCAAAACGTCCACCGTTGTCTACAGTACACCAAGTTTCAAGTCTTGCATCTGTTTCTTTTTGTCTTTGGTTAGGGTTTACAGAACTTGCTAACTTAACACATTCACGGAATGCACTACGCCATGTTCTATATGGGTCTTTATTAAATCGTGTAATGTTTGATACATCAGCAATTGGTTGGTAAAAAGATACACCTGTTGTATAATCTGGTAATTCGTGTCCTAATGATAATAACTGTTCACGTGGGAATAATTTAACACCACCGTATCCATATTCTAAATCATTAATTGGATTTCTCGCACTCCAAACATAAGTTGTATTTTTTCTTTTACTCATTGGTGGAATAAAATCAAAACTAAAGTGTCCTGTAATATCTGCATCTGCGTCAACAATATAAATCATTTCAGTTTTTGCTAATTCACCAACTTTTTTATGTGCGTTACCAATGCCTTCAACATTTTTAACATGTTGAGCATCTTTAAATCTTTCTCTTAGTTTTGTGAAGTTTTCATCTGCCTCTGCTTCATGGAAACTAATCATAAACACATCAAATTCTGCAACATGGAAACTTGATACAATCTTATTTTGTACAGTAGTATGTGCAACACCATTAGTAGGAACTAACTGGATGTCTCCCCAACTAACTGGTCTATTTGTTCTTTTAACTACTCTAGGAAAAGTATGAATTACAGTTTTTGCAAGGCTATCACTTGGTCTATATGTCCAAGGAAAGTTAGGATTTACTTCAATTTCATCAAATACTACCCATACCATGTCTGCTTTATCTTTGTATGGTAATGCTGCTTCTAACAGTGCAGCCTCATCAGTTATCTTAATCGGTGTTTTAATAACTGGATATGAATCGAACATAAACCTTTTTAATCTATCCCAAGGTGTTACAACATTTTGTCCTTGGTATTCTCTTTGTACATTGTGTAAATTAATCATTGCAATCGCCCTTAACTGTATATGCACGTGTTCCTATATGTGCAATTCTGTCACTTAAATCATGACTAATATTTACTTCGTATCCATTTTCATTTGCTAGATTACAAAAGTAAACATCTTCTCCTACTAAACTAGTATAATCTTCATTATACTCAATTTTATAGTGAGGTCGAGAAATATTTTCGTATACTTCTCTTTTTACTAACATCATTCCACTTCCTACTGCCCATACTTTTTCAATTCCTTTTCCTGAAAAAACTCTACTGTCTAAATCAGTTTTGCTTTTAAAGGCAACCGGCCTGTGGGGCGGAACTCTTGTTGAGTAATTTCCAGCTACAATATTTTTATTGGCTGCTAATAGTATATTTAGCGTATCTACTGGAAACTGCATATCTGCATCAATCCACATAATGTGAGTACAATCTGTATCTAGTGCTTGATCTACTAATTGTTGTCTTTGCATTGCTACTTCACTACCCATATTAAAATGTAATGAAGTTGCAAGTCCAGTCTCACCACACTTTTTTTGAAGCATGGCTAAACTATAAGCAAAGACCGCCGTAGTTTGATTCTGCACAGGAACACAAATGGCTACATTTGCGGAATTGTCTTTTTTGTAATAATGGTTAGTTGTACTGACCATTAATTACTTTTCAGAAGCTAGTTCTGACTGAAGTTCAGCTTCAATTTGCTGTACTTCGTAATTCAATTGTTTAGCAATTGAAGTTGCTTCTTTAACACATGCCGAAAATGCTTCATCTTGTAATGAAACCATATAGTTCATATGTTCTGGTTGTACCTTACCTAATGTAAGAATATCAATTGCTGCCAGTTTTGCTAAACGGTGTACCCAATATTCTTCTTCAGTATTTTCAATATCTGCCATTAAAGCTTCAATGTCATGCTCTGCTGCAAATTCTTTGTAAATAACTTCTAAAATTGGTAAGTCTGGGTGTTGTTGTTCTCTAGCCTGTAAGAGCTCTGTTGTTAATGCTGCAGCCTTACGTGCCGCTGTTGGGTGTGCGCCAAGCACAAACGTTTCGATTTCGAAGCGTGTTCTAATACTCATTGTTTTCTCCTGTGGTTGAGTTTACTTTTGTAATTTATTATATTTTACTATAAAATAATAACGCTGTCAAGTAAAATAACAGCGTTATTATTAGTTTTATTTAGTTAATTAAATTAACCGTGTGCGCCAGTTGGGTTTGGATTCTGCCAACCGCCAAACGTTGCTGAAAGCTGAATGTTTGTTGATACGGATGGTGAAATGTATGCACCTAATGTACTAAGTGAAATTGTACCACTTAGTCCAAAATAGTTACGTACTTGTCCCATACTGATTGTTGATCCTGTTGCTGGTAATGCCATCTGTTGACTCCTTGCTTGTAATTATCGATAATTGCATGCATATTGCTTGCTATTATATTTATCCCATATACCTCATAGCATATAGTAGTATATTATTCGTTATCTGTTTTTTTAGCTAACATCATATATAAGGTTTGCAAATCTGTTATTTGTTTTTGCAACCCATCTATGGTTTTTTGTTGCTCTTTAATTGCTTCAATTAAAACACCAGATATATTACCATACGCCACTGATTTCATTCCTTCGTCATCAGTGTGTACTACTTGAGGTAGAGCTATTTCTGTTTCTTGTGCAATAACACCTACACTGTCTCTTCCATCTTTTTCATATGTTACTCCTCGCAAAGAGTTAACAATATCAATTGGTTTATTAATTGTTTCTATATTTCTTTTCAATCTTTGATCTGAGTAAGCAGTAATATCGCCAGTTGCAGTAAAGCTACCTGTATACGAGCCACTCATTAAAAATTCTGTTCCACTTAGCGACAGACCATTGCCAGCTGTGTATGTTGTGTTTGTGTCTGATGTAACATAGCCACTATCGTTTGTAAATGAACTTATATTAGATGGTATACGAGCATCAGCTCTTGCATTTGTAAAATATAAGTTTGTGCTACCTTCGGATATATTATCTGTTGTTAATGTGCCTGTTCCACCAGTTACTGCACTATCGACATATGCTTTTGTTGCCGCATGTAAGTTGCTTGTTGGTGCACCATCTAATACTAAAGTACCAGTCATTGTTCCACCTGCTATTGCTAACTTACCAGCTAAACTATTTGTCATTGTTGTGCTGAAATTTTCATCATCACCTAATGCATCTGCTATTTCTTCTAACGTATCTAATGTATTTGGTGCTGCTCCCACAACTGCGTCAATCTTTGCTTGCACTCTTGCATCTGTATAATATAAGTTAGTACTACCTTCTGCTATATCATCAGTGTCTAGTACAACTGAACCAGTTGCTGAATTAACACTTACCACTGGTGCTGCTGTTGCAGAAAAACTAATTACACCTGTTGAACTATTGTATGATAAATCTCCAGTGGCACTTATTGCACTTCTTGATCTAGCATCTGTATAATATAAATTAGACCCTTCTGTTAAACTACCCGTGTTTGGTAATAATGCAGTTATTCTTGCGTCTGCTCTTGTATCTGCTCTTGCGTTTGTAAAATATAAGTTTGTGCTGCCTTCAGCTAAAAAATCAGTAGTTTTATTACCTAGGTCTAGGTTAGCGCCAGTTTGTAAGTTTATACGAGCATCAGCTCTTGCGTTTGTAAAGAAAATATTTGTTGTACCTTCTGTTACGTTATCAGTGTTAATACTGGCTTCGGATAAATCAGCAACATTTACATTTTGCAATGTAATTACTCCGCTACTATGTGTTAACACATCTACACCATTAATTTGTAGTTTATCTAAATCACTGCTAGTAGATATACCAGATGTTGCATCTGTATCTTCAATTACCTTGTCTGTACCAATATAAAAAGCCATTGCTAATTCTCCGTTCTATGTAATGTATTTATGACTTTTGGGCAAATACATTCCAACATGGATATTTCCCCCACTCGTTATAAGATTGTAATATAGTATCGTCTAATATTTTAATATCCAGATAATCAAACTCATCCCATGTTTGCTTTTCTACAGTAGGTGGTTGAAAATTATATGGATTATTTGGAAATTCTTCAATTTTACCAGGCTCTGGAATAAATTCTTCATCTATATTATTATGGCCGCTTTGATTAATATATATTCCATTATCTTTAAGTACTGCACGTAGTTGTTGATGATAAAATAGTCTTTGTTGTTGTTTATTATCTACTGTATGAATTGACGCACAAAACTGATGGAAATATCCAAAGTCAATTACAACATCATATGTGTTGTTACTCCAATTTTGTTCTTCTAAATTCTTAAGTTCAAATGTTACATTACTGTGTTTTGCAGTTGCTTGTTTTATTGCTTCTCTAGAATTATCAATAGCATGAACATTAAAACCTTGTTCTGCTAGATAAAATGCATTTCTTCCTATTCCACATCCAATGTCTAATATTGTTGCATTTTGTGGGAAGTTACTTATACATTGTTTAAGAAATAATGCAGGTTCATGGCCCCATGCAGGGTTGCCTTTTTTATATATACTATCAAATGAATAAGTCAATTAATGACTCCTATTAGGGAGTAGATTGAAAGGTTGATGGTACAAATTGTACCCATGACGTTCCGTCATATCCTTCAAACATGTTTGTTCCTTCGTTAAAGAACATCATTCCTGCTACAGGTGAAGATGGACGATCTGCTGTTAATCCTTTTGGTAATCTAAATTCAGTAGGAGAAAGTGCACCTGAGTTATCAATTACAGGTTGTCCTGCTTGGTTAATAATATTACCTTCAAGGTTACCCACTACATTACCTGTTAAATTACCTATAACGTTGCCTTGCACGTCACCAAGAACACCACCTTGTATGTTTGCATAAACAATAGGTTTAGGTACAGCAGTATCATCAATAATAAGTGTGCTACCAGTTCTATCATAAACAGCACCGTTCCAATTACCTAATGTATTTGTTCCGGTAAAATCTACACTACCTCCAGTAAATGTAGCAATGCCACTAATATTAGTAGTGCCTGCATTTAATGTTGTTGTGGTTGCTGAATCAACTGTTAAGACAGAATCTAAATTGCCAGTTCCGCTTTCTAAAATTTTATTTGCACCTGTTGGATTGTAAACATCACCATGCACATCGCCCATTAGTCCACCAGTAAATGTAGAACTTGTACTTGATACATCTACAATAACTGTGCCACTGTTGTTTATAACATCACCGCGATATGTTGCTGGTGTACTTGCATCACCTGGATCCAATACAATTGAAGTTGCATCAGTTTGATCTGCTAAATTGTATCCAACTTTTGTTGCGTATGAATAGTCTGTATCAGTAAAGCTAATAACACCAGTTGCACTATCATAAGACAAACTACCACTTGCCGAAATGGCTGCTCTTGCATCTGCATCTGTATATTGTGTTGGCAAGTTTCCAGCAACAATTGTATCTGCTGTAATTGTTCCTACTGTAATATTACCTTTTACTATGCTTGCATCTAAGGCACTTACATCATTAATAGTGGAAGGTGCTAATTGAATTGAATCAAGTAGAAGAAAGTTACTTGTTTCACTATCTCTAACAAGACCTGCATATGTAGTTGGCCCTAGTTTTCCTAAAAACCCAACATCTGTTGCTTGTAATCCATCTTTGTTTAATATGAGTAGTGGGTCAGAAAACCCAACATCTGTACTAATTATATTAGTAGTTTGTATTCCTCTAAATGCCATGATACAATTCCTTTAATTATAGTAGTATTTATCACAAACAAACTTTTACACGGCCATAAAAAAAGCAGGGCTTTCACCCTGCTTTAATTTTGTAATTAAAATTTAATTACTTCTTTTTTAGTTCTTCTACTTGAGCTGATAATTCCTTAACTGCTTCAATTAGTAGACCTGTAATGTTTCCGTATGCTACTGAATGAACACCTTCTGCATCTGTATGTACTGCTTCAGGAAGTACTGCTTTAAGTTCCTGAGCGATAACACCTGTTGATACTGAACCGTCTTCAATTCTTTCAAATGTAACACCGCGAATTGCTTCAACACGACCTAATGCACCGTCGATAACTTGAACGTTAGTTTTCAAACTATCATCTGAATAAGCAGTAATGTCACCAGTTGCTGTAAAGCTACCAGTATATGCACCACTCATTAAGAACTCAGTACCACTTAGTGACAAACCGTTTCCAGCTGTATAAGTTGTATCTGCCGCTAATGCTGCCGCCTGTGCCGCATTTGCTTTAGTAGTTGCGTCTGCACTTGCAGTTGAAATTGCATCTGCTTCAGCTGTATCTGCATACGCTTTAGCTGCCACTAATGCCGCATCGGCTTTAGTAGTTGCGTCTGCTGCCGCAGTAGAAGCCGCTGATGAAGTAACACTTGAGATTGCTGAACTTAGTTCTGCATCTGTTGCCATTGCATCTTGGATTTCTTTCAATGTATCAAACGCTGCGCCTGCACCGTTAGTTACTGCTGAAATTGCCGCTGCCTGAGCTGCGTTTGCTTTAGTAGTTGCGTCTGCTGCCGCTGAACTAATTGCATCTGCTTCGGCTGTATCTGCATAAGTTTGTGCTGATGCCAGTGCTGCGTTTGCTTTAGAAGTTGCATCTGCTGCCGCTGTACTAATTGCGTCTGCTTCGGCTGTATCTGCATAAGTTTGTGCTGATGCCAGTGCTGCGTCTGCTTTAGTAGTTGCGTCACTTGCCGCTGTGCTAATTGCATCTGCTTCGGCTGTATCAGCATAAGTTTGTGCTGCTGCCAGTGCTGCGTCTGCTTTAGTAGTTGCATCTGCTGCCGCTGTACTAATTGCGTCTGCTTCGGCTGTATCTGCATATGTTTCGTATGCAGTTGTAATTGCAGTTGTTTGAGCTGTATCAGCCGCTTGGAACGCCGCCGTTACAACACCATCTGCAGCTGCCCATGCACTATTGATTGCAGTTTCGCGATCGTCAGTGTATGTTTTAGCATCTGTTTCGGCTTGGTCTGCATATGATTCATATGCAAGTGTAATTGCAGTTTCACGTGCATCTACGTATGTAGTATTAGCTTTTGTACCAATTGCTGTGTTTGCAGAAGCCATATCTGTTTCAAGAGCAGTTATGTCGTTTGCATTTACGCCAATTGCTGCTAAGTTACTAGCAATATTTGAGTTAGCAGTTACGATTGCTGCGGCGTTAGTTGCAATTGAGTTAGTTACTGTTGTACTAAAGTTTGCATCGTTACCCATAGCATCTGCTAATTCGTTAAGTGTGTCTAATGCACCTGGGGCGCCGTTAATTACACCTGCTACTGCATTGTCTACATAGCTTTTGTTTGCTGCATCAGTGCCAGCTACTGCTGTACCGATGTTAGTGACTAAGTTGTTATTCATATCAAGTTTGTCACCAAAAGATACGGCATTACCTGCCGCGTCTGTGATATTTTTTCCGGCTGCCATTTGTAGCGTACCGTTTAAATTGACTGTAGTCGCAGACTGTAGTGCTAAAACACCAGTTCCGGTTGTTTTAACCGTTAAACTTTGGTCTTCGTCAGCTCTAACAATAATTGTACCAGAATCGTCTTCTAATACTTTTTGGTTGTTAATGAATAGAGATCCTTGTGAAAGATATAAATCTCTCCACTTAGCTGTAGTAGAACCTAAGTCGTAACCTGTAGTACCGTTAGAGTCTACGTCAGGTAGAATGTGTCCACCCATAGTTAGATTAGCTAATAATTCAGAAGCATCATCAGTTTTAAAACCACCGTCAATTATAAATTTTCTTTGTGCCATTTTATTGACTCCTTTTTGATCAAAAAAGTTATGATACATAGAGTATCATACATATTTATTTCTTTTTCTTAACTGTAAACAACTATTATAAGCAGTTTCCAATTAATGGGACGCTGTTTCCACAACGCCCCTTTGTTAATTTAGGTATTAAACATCAATGTAAGTTGCAATAACTTTCACTGTTGCTGTACCTGAAGTTGGTGTATACTGAAGTTGAACATTGTTGCCCGACATAGTAACACTTGCATCACCAATTAAATCTGTTCCGGTATAAACCATCGCATATTCAGTGATGTATGCAGTTGTACCATCGTGTACAACCAATGCTTCTCTTGTTTCGTAGTTACCTGCGCCATCATCAACTTGAATAATATACTTAGCTGAACGATATAATACACCGTTAAAAGTATCTATTGTTGTTGCACCTGAAGCCGATACGTCTGAACCTTGTACATAAGCCTTAATGTCTGCTGCCAAGATATCTGTAGTAACCTGTCCACTTGTCAATACTGGTGTTAAACCATTTTGATGAGCTACAACTACTGCTTGTGTTCCAACCGGTAAGGCTGAAGCAAAAGTAATTGTTTGGGCACTACTGTTAATAGTATAGTGAGTTGACGGATCCTGAATAACACCACCAACAAATACCATGCTGTTTGCTTGGTCTGTTGTAAATGTTAATGAATACGTTGTCGCTGTACCATCACCTGGGATAGTCTGACGATTGTTGCTTGTAAAGATCGCTAATGGATCTGCAAGTTCCATTCCAGACTCATCTGATTTAACTTGTAAAACAAAATCTGCTTTACCTGTATATGCATTGTCTGAAACGTCAGTTAAGTCAAGTACTGATTCGTTAGTATTAATACTAATTACACCAGTTGAACTATCATAACTTGCTAAACCGTTACCTGCTACGTCTGTTACAGAAATAGCTGCTCTTGCTCTAGCATCTGTAAAGTATAAGTTTGAACCTTCAGCTAAATCATCTGTGTCATAAACACTGATGTCTTGTGCTGTGATTGCCGCTTGCATTACTGCTAATGAAACTGCATCACTTGATGCTGAAGCTGTACCTAGTCCAGTTATCATGTTACTATCCATATCAACATCACCTGACATAGTTCCACCAGCTAGTGGTAGTCTTGCCGCGATTGCTGTTACGTTAGTTGCGATATCTGTTACGTTAGTTGCTACTTGTGTTGTGTTAGCCGCTACTGCGCCTGTTAATGTACCGTCTGCTGCTTGGAAAGCCGCTACGATTTCACTTAGTGAATCTAAAGCTGCTGCGTCTGTATTGCTTTGAATAAACGCAATATCAGTTTCGTTTGCAGTAATACGAGTATTATGTGCTGCAATTGCACTTGTGTTAGTTGCCACATTAGCTGTTAATGTTGCATCTGCTGCCAAATAAGCCGTATCAACTGCTTTAATTGCCGCGTCCAATTTCATATCAGCGTCTGCTAATGATGAAGCTGCATCGTGGTAGTTAGAAGTAGTTGGAGCTACATAGGCACCTGTTGCGTCTAAGCCTGCACCTGCCTGTGTTGCAGTAATTTCAACTAAGTTAGCCGCCGAAGCTGCTGCGTTTGCTGATTCTGCCGCTCTTGCAGTTGATGCCTCAGAAGTGATAGCATTAGCATTAGCTAATTCTGCCGCTCTTGCTGTTGATGCTTCTGCTGAAATAGCCGCTGCATTTACGCCTTCTGCTGCTCTTGCCGTTGCTGCTTCTGATGTAATATCAGCTGCGTTTGTGGCAATATCAGTTGCGTTTGTGGCAATGTTAGTTACGTTAGTTGCAATGTTAGTTACGTTAGTTGCAATATTAGTTGCGTTTGTACCTTCAGCTGCTCTAGCCGTTACTGCCTCTGCTGCAATTGCGTCTGCATTTGCTTTAACTGCCGCGTCTAGTAATACGTCTACTGCTTTCATTGTAGAACCACTATCCATGTAGTTTGTTCCACTATGTGCTGTAAATGTACCGTCTGCGTTTAAGCCAACTGCTGTTTCAATTGTATCAACTTCAGTTTGTAGTGCTTGCAATCCTGCTGTTGAACCTGTGTTCAATTCATTGATCGCTGCAGTTACAGTTTGTGCTGTAGTTGTAAGTACTGTTGAACCCATTTTTGTTTCTAATGCGTCAACGTTACCTTCTTCAGTTGTTAAGCGTGTGTCTAATGCAGAATCTGCCGCTGCAAACTCTGTACGAATTAACGCACGGTCTGTAGTTGCTGCAGTTGACAAACCAGTTAATGTTGCGTCAACACTTTGGAATTCAGTAACAATTTCTGCTAATGAGTTAAGTGCTGTTGCGTCTGTGTTTGACAAGATGTTAGCAATTGCAGTTGTGTTAGTTGCAACGTTAGTTGTTAGTACACCTTCTGCTGCTCTTGCTGTTGCTGCTTCAGTATTGATAGCAGTTACATTAGCCGCAATATCTGTAGTGTGTGTAGCTAATAACGTATCGTGTGCATTGTCTTTTGCAGTTGCACGAGTTACTTCGTTGCTGATTGCAGTTGCATTTGCACCCTCTGCCGCTAAAGCACGAGTTTCTTCTGCCGCAATATCGTTTGCGTTTTGTAGTTCTGCTGCACGAGCTGTTGTAGCTTCTGCAGTAATGTTAGTTTGCAATGTAGTATCTGCATTTGATCTATTAGTGATTTCACTAGCAAGACCTGCCGTGTTAGTTGCAATGTCACCTGTGTTAGTTGCAATGTCACCTGTGTTAGCAGTAATGGCTAAAGTGTTTGCCGCCTCTGCTGCTGAAGCACGAGTAGTTTCTGCTGCAATTGCTGTAACATTTAACGCTACCTGTGTAGTGTTAGCCGATACTGCACCAGTTAATGTGCTATCAGCACTTTGAAATGCACTAACAATTTCTGTTAATGAATCTAAAGCTGCTGCGTCTGTATTACTAATAATATTAGTGATACTACTTTCTGTTGCAGTTACACGTGTATCTAACGCCGTATCTGCATTTGCTCTAGTAGTTGCTTCAGCATTAATGTCTGTTGCATTTGCTGCCTCTGCCAAACCTGCACGAGTTACTTCTGCTGCTAAGTTTGTTGTTAACGTTGAAATATCTGCATTAGTGGCAGTAATTTCTGCTGCTAATCCACTTTGTAGTGTTGAGATATCACCTTCGTTTGCAGTTACGCGAACATCTAAGGCATTATCTGCTGATACTCTTGCTGCTGCTTCAGTAACTACTGCTGCTGCGTTAGTTGCCTCAACACCACTTGCTCTTGTGATTTCGTTTGCAATGTTAGTTGCGTTAACGCCTTCAGCTGCTGTTGCACGAGTAACTTCGTTTGAAATTGCCGTACCATTTGCTGCTACTGCTGCCGTTAATGTACTATCAGAACTTTGAAATTCTGCAACGATCTCTGCAAGAGAGTTCAATGCAGTTGCATCTGTATTCTGAATAATGTTACTAATTTGTGTTTGTAAACCAGCGTCTGCTGCCTTATAAGCTGTGTCCAACGCCGTATCTGCCGCTGCACGATCACTTACTTCAGTAGCAAGGTTGTTAGTTAATACAAGCTCTGCTGCTAACGCACGAGTTTCTTCTGCAGTAATGTCTGTAGCATTCTGAGATTCTGCTGCACGAGCAATTGTCGCCTCTGCTGCAACTGCTGACGCAATGTCTGCCGCTACTGCCGACTGAGCACGTGCATCTGTAAAGTATAACGCACTTGCATTTTCACTTAGATCTGCTGTATCAAAAGATCCAATTAAATTTGCTGCCGTAATTTTCTTTAATGTTGACGTACCTGAGTCATGTACTAATAGTGTGTCTAAATCCACTAGAGCTGTTGTTGCACCTTGGCCTGAAACTGCACTTGCATCTAGTTTTGTGTTAAGAACTGAATTGTCCCCTAACGCTGGACTCTTAATTTGTCTAAAAGCCATATAGATTTCTCCAATCAAATATATTTGATTCCTTATAATCTTTACAAGGAAAAATTAAATGTGGTATATGAACTCCACACTTAATACACAGGTTGAAACCCGTGCAATGTATTTACCTATATTTGATTAGAATTAAGTTATTTGAGAACTTGTTTTTGAAAAATATATTTCCCTAAATTGGGAAATATCTGAAGTCAACAGTTGAACTTGTTGACGGTGCATTTGTGATTGTTAATGTTGTTCCACTAATGCTGTACTCTGTTGGTTGTAAGATTAAACCATCTACTATAACTAACAAACTGTGGACACTATGCCCTGGTTGAATAGTATATTGTGTTGTAGTGTTATCTCCCACATATTGACTACTAGTATATATCAAATTTAAGTGTTGGTTTCCTACAGAGTTATTTAATAAATTTACATTAGTTGCACTTGGGTATCTATACTTAACATATATTTCATCACCACTTGCAGGAACTTCATTAAATGATAATGTTGTACCACTCAATGAATAAATGCTAGGACGTTGTAAGACATCATTTACATATACGTCAATTGATTCTTCGTCTGCTGGCGCATCTGTTAATGTGTATGATGTTAATGATCCGTTTCCTGTAAATACTTGAGAAGTAGGTAACGGATTAGATGTAATACTGTTGTTTGTAAAAGAAAAATTTCCATTACCATCTGTTTGTAATACTTGTCCACTTATACCATCGCTAATGCCTAAGTCGAGTATTCCACTTACATCACTGGCAATTGTTATACCCTTTGATCCTGGTGTAGTAACTGGTGTAATAGTAATATTATTACCAGCACGAATATCAATCTCGTCTACTGCACTTGCAATAATGTCTGTTGGAATAGTATCAGTAGCAGTATCATATATATGCCACGTTTTAAATGTGGATTCAATTGTGACTGTTACTGTACCGTCTGCGTTATCAGTTAATGCAAAACCGCCGTCAACATTAAAGTTAATGCCTGTTACATTTGCTACTTCTACGTTTGATACTGGGTCGTTAATTTCCTTAACTGAGAGCGCCAAATCGCTTCGTATAGAGGTGTTTATGTTTGCAAGCTCTGTTGATGTTGCAAAGGCACTATCTGCTGACTGGAAGCTATTTACAATTTCTGTAAGAGAATCTAGTGCTGCAGGATCTGTATTCGAAAGTATGTTATTAACTTGCGTTTGTAATGCAGTAATATCAGCAGTAATACTAGATGATACTACACCTCTGTTACCAGAATATGTTGCACCAGTAATATAAACGCTTTTGCCTGAGAAGTTAACACCGTTTGGTAAGTTATCTCCAATAAAGTTTAGTACACCTGATTGATAATCAAAGAACCATTCATCGTTATTACCACTACCAGTAGTAAATACTTTGTTAGACATTGTTTCAGCACCAGCGGCATCGCCACTAGTATGAACATAAACATTTACAAGATATGTTGAACCAAATTCTGTTGGAATCCAATCTGTAATTCCTGTTTTCCAAGTTCTATTACCTGTTGCAGTAATATCTTCAGTTGCCTCAATGGCTGTTTGTAGTGTTACATAACTATTAGAAGCAGAAGGCTTTACACTTGGTATACTTCCAGACTCTGCCCAAATCGTATCACCACGTATTAGTAATGGACTTGGTAAACTTTCGTTGGCTGCAAGTTTGTTAAAGACTGTATCAGTTTTAGTTGCACCAAAACCAACTTTCTTAAATAGATAGTCTAACTTTTGATTATCGGAAATTGCCATTAACTAGCCTCCCCTACTGATATACTAGTTATTTCTTTTCCACTTGCTAATGCTACTCTAACTAACACAACATTATTTGTTGCATTACTCATATTTTCACTACCTAGTGTCATTGTATAACTTGAATTAATGCTTGTGTTTGTTGGTACAACATCAGCACCTGTTAAAGCACAACCATTTGCACCATTACCACCATTGGCAGTATCACTACCAGGTATACCTGCACCTGCGTATTGACTTGTACACTCAATCCAACCATTTAATCCACTTGCATCATCTACACCAGTACCCGGTGCTGCAATCCACATACCTGCTATTCCGTTTGAAGTAATGCTGATATCAAAGTTAGCAACAACTTGTCTACGGAATGCAAATGTAAAGTATTGTGTTCCTGTATCACTGCTTCTGTCTGGACCAACTGGTAAGAATCCTGTGCTATAGTCTGTAGTGTTGTGTTCTAGTGTACCCCATCTTACAGTAGCTTCTTGTGTTCCACTTACACTCACTGCACCATTAAATGGCGTAGCAGTATAATCAGTTGAACCTGTTATAGCTGGTGTATCAGTTGTAGCATTTACAAAATCTGCAATACGTAAACCATCCTCAGTAATTGTTCCATTACCTAAGCTGCTTGCTACTGGTATATTGTCTTCTATAACACCTGTAGGATTAGCAGTATGCACCTGTACAGCGGTGTTAGTTAGTTCTGCATAGTTTGAGCTACCATTTACATTATTCGCTTTAAATTTAAGCGTTTCTACTGCTTTAACACTACTTGTAGTAATGTTAATTGTCTGGTCTGCAAGAGCGTAGCCAGAAGCTCCAATACCAGTATTTGATTCTGGTATACCTGCTGTTAAATACGAAACTGCTTCTAGGTCTGTATATCCCTTGTACTGTGTACTAATGGTTGCACCGCTTGTACCTTCTGAATTAGTACCATTAGCAATTTCAAATACATTGTTTGTATCTCTATATGCTTGGCCTATCCAATCGGAAAGCGATGCACCACTAAGTGTAAGGGTAGGACTTCCTGTGTTGTAATAGGGAATTCCAGATATATATCTGTAACTACCTGAAGTGTTTTCTGTCAAAGTAGCACTTGCTAAGTCAATAGTAGGAACGCTAGTTAAGTCATCACAAATAACTGTCACGTAGTTAGTATTTCCTGTTGCATCGTGCTCTATTCTTTGATCATTAACACCAGTTGAATATTCAACAAATGGTTTAGTAATTTTTGCATCAAACGTTTGATAAAATCCAGTAGGATAAGTTGAAGAACTTATACTGTCATTTGCATCTCTTTGATCGCTAATTACTAAGCTGTCAAAAGTACCGTTTTCATTTAAGGAAGTAGTAAACGCCTTTGAGCCATTTGTTGAACCGTTAACAATTGCAGTTGCAGTACCACTTAACCCATTATATACATTTTGTGCAATGCTGGTGTCAATAGTACCGCTAGTATATCGTCTTTCGGTATTTGTGTTTAAACTTGCTCCAGCCGAAACTGGTGATGTTGCACTATTATCAGTAAAGTTATTAGCTAGTTTAGGATCAATACCCTGTGCAGAATCAGTAAGTGTAATTGTTTTTGTACTTAATCCGCCTGGTGCGTTTGGCACTGCATTAACTTGAAAAGTTAAATTGGCCGAATCTGTTTGAGCTGTTATATCTGGAGTACCTGTTGCAGTAAAATCTAATTGATAGTTACCTGGTGTTACTCCTGTAAAATCATGTTGTACACTGTTTAGTCCTGCTTCAACATCATTTGAGCTACTGTCGTTCCAATCATATGTATGACTGTCGCCGTTTTCACTTGTGTTGTTTACAGTAACTAACGCTCTATTTACGCCGTTATAATCTACGCCGTCATATACATCATATATGTTATCGCCATTACGATCTGAAACTGTATCTGCACTACCCGAGATGTTTGCTCTAACATCTGGTTCTACATGAATTGTAAAGTTTATGCTTTCAAAAGGACTGCTAGTATGATCGCTTAAAACTTGCAAATTACCTGTGTAATCCTGCGGCGTATTATTATTTAATAAAGTATATTTGTGTGTTATTGTTCTAGCAGTATCTCCACTCTGATTACTGCCTACATTTACTGTTGTAATTGTTCCATCGCCAAAGTCCCATCTATAAGTTGTTCCATATGTATTATAACTTCCTATAGTTGCTTCTGTGCCATTAGTAAATGTTACTGTTAATCCGTTATTTGATTCTTCGTTAATACCAGTTGTAATGTCTGATGTTACATCTGGTGTATGTGTGTCATAAATTTTATAACTTGCATCATCATCTAATGGAAGTAATGATGGCGTAGCTGTGCTATGACTGTCTAATGTTAGTGTAACGGTTCTTTGCACTTCTTGTTGTGTGCTAAGAGCAAATGTGTGAGCTATACGTCCTCCGCCTACGCCACCTGCTACACTATCTAAGTTAATAACATCATCTGCGGAACCATCTGCCCAATCCCATGTGTATTGAATTGTTGCTCCCGATGTGTTAGTTGTTGTATTTTCGAAATAGACAGTATCGCCATCATCCCAATGTGTAATTGCGTTGCCACCAGTTGGTGCATCGTATACTACAAATGAAACGGCTGGATCGCCTGTAAAAATTGTTATGTAATCTTCTCTTATTTTTTGTGCTGAGCTACCAGAGCCTGATCCTGTGTTATTAAATGCAGTTACATTTACATCAAAAGGACTACCAGTGTTGGTCGCGTATGTGTGAGTTGGAGTTGAGTCTGTTGTTGCAGTTGTTTGAGTGCCATCGCCCCAATCAATTGTATATCTGTTTGGATCGCCTACTGCACTAATAGTTAAAGTTGCAGTTAGTCCTGCACCACCAGTTACTATGTCTGATACAAAATCTACAGACTTAACATAAGCACCTATTCTTATGTTTTCGATAATTTCTAAAACAGTATCAGTATCAGCATCGCCACTTGCATCAACATTTGATATTGCTGTTTCTAAATATACTTTTGTTACAAGGTCTTGCGGGTCAACTGGGTCTGATGCGTTTTTTACAATTTTAGCAGAAACATCAATATTGTTTGCCGCTCCTGCATCTAGTATTAGATCAGATTCAGATTTAATTTTATCTGCCTGATGATTTATGTTTATAGCCAACTTCTTCTATTCCTCACAATTTCGCCGCTCTTGCGTTTTTGTATTTAACGTTTTAAAATCTTAGCTTACGCTAGGATTTCCATAACTAGAAAGAATAGACCATCCGGCTGTTGTATATACCATCACTGCACTTTGAGCCGTTGTTGTAAACGAAATACTTGTGCCGTTTAAAAATGTATCAGGGGTAATTGTAACAGTTCCCGATGGAGTTGCAGTAACAACAAATGTTTTTCGTTCTCCCTCAATACCATTTGCTAACGCTAATGTTGTATTTGTAGAATTATTTATATAAACGATTCCTGACGAACTTAAACTTGCTGAATTTGTAGTTGCTATAGTTACAGTGACTGATTTTTTTAAATACTGAACGTTCCATGGATTTGTTGCACTACCTAAGTTATACTGTATGCCCGAGCTTACATTTGGTAATACATCACTACTGACGTTTGCATTTATTGTTATTGAAGCATTTCCGTTTCCTAAGGAGATAACATCTCCGTTTACAAGTAACGTTCCGCCTACATACAGATTATCTTCTGTATATGTTCCACCTTTGACATGTAGTGCTGCGCCTACAGGATCAACAGGTGATGCGGTAACGTCTAATACGTTAGTGCTTTCTATAACTAGTGTTCCAGAATCTGGGTTAATGTGTGATGACATAATGCTTTATTCCTACTACTTCCTTTTATTATATATGTATTTATCAAAGTCACAACGTTTTGGCTGCTCAAAAAAAAAGACTCGTAACGGATCACGAATCTTTTTAAATTATAAGCAAAATAGGTAGGATTCGGTTATACCTACAACCCCATAACACAGATACCATCTGAAATAAGGGAGCCAAGTTCCGCTTAGTATTGCGATGTGACTCAGCGTATTTCTACTACCAAGCCTGGGTACCACCCCTAACTTGCCAAGTTCGACCCTCTGGTAAAGGCCTCTTCCTTGCACTATAAACAAAAGCTAATTATTCTTTTGTTGCTATGTACTTAATATACAACATATTTGTATAAAGGTCAACCTTTATTTAACAAGAAATTAATCTTTTTTATACGGTGCTGTTTGATTAGTTGTTTATAGCACCAATAAGTGAATATATCCATCACACTTTCCTTTTAAAGGTTAGTGCGTTCCTTCGCTTAGTGCTACTTCCGTCCTATAGTGGATGAACGTGAGTCAAAAAAATAGGCCCAATAAAGGGCCTATTTTAGTATATTGTTATTTGCAAATATTATGCAAATGCCAGGTTTGCACCTACAACATCAATTTTCGCTAAGTAGTCAGCTGCGTTACCAAGTGATGAAGCCTGGTTGTTTAGCTCAACATAACCATAACGTGTCATGAATGACACTGTTGGTTCGAAAGTTGATGGATCTAGTACTGTGCCTGAAGACATTAATGGAATGTATGGGCAATAAAAAGCTGCCGCATCAATTTCACCGTCGCCTTTGTAGCCAACTAGTACTGGAGCATCGTCTGCCGCGTACTGGTCAACAAAAACACGCATAGTATTATTTAAAGTACCAACAAATTTAGTGTTAGTTGGAGCTTCAAATGGTCCTTCAGTTGTTCTTGCGAATGCTGAAGTTGTAGCTGATTGTAGTACAGTTAACATAGTTGGTGAAATCACCACGTAGTTACCTGCGCCACGTCTTGTACGTGCTGCAATTAGGTTAGCTGCTCTGTTGATTTGAACTGCCAATGCTGCGTGTGTGTCACCAACAAATGTTGTTGTGTGCTTCGCTGCAATTGCTGTTTGATCAAAAGTATCTGTAGCCGTACCTGCTAATGAACGTAATGAACCAATTACTTCTTGGTCAATCTCAGCAGTAATTTCTTGTGCAAGTGCTTGCATGATTTCTGCTTCTACGTCTAGACCGTGCATTGAATTAGCATCTTGTGCCGCTTCAAAAGTCCAACGTGCTGATAATTTACGTGTTTTAGCTTCAACAGTTTGTTTCAATACTTGGATTGAAAGTTTACGACCTGCTTCTGCCTCTAGTGCTGAAGCTGAA